GAGGCGGAGAACCCCTCGTCGACGATCTTCCTGAGACCGTCGACGTCGACCATTCCGTCCTTGTCCGCGAACGTGCCGAGCATCTCCTGGATGCGCGTGGCGCTCGACGCGATCATGGCGCCTGCGATCCACTTGTGCAGGGATGTCGGCATGGTTTCCGCGACCTTCCGCAGGAACTCGACGACATGTCCCTCGAGGTCCTTCATCGGGATCTTCATTTGACTACCTCCGGATCCAGACCGTGACCGAGCCGCCCGGGAAGGCGCTCCCAGACACGACGATGCGCTGCCGCGACGCGACGAACACGCCGTTCGTGGAGAGGTTCGCGACGCCGTCCACGAGCGTCACCGAGGCGAGCTGGTTCGTGAAGGACACGGCGTTCCCGCCGACGGACAGGTCCGTCACGGCGCTGATGGTCGCCGTCCCGGTCGCGTTCGTGGAGCACGCCTGGACGCAGACGACCTCGCCGAAGTACCCGGTCTGAGGCGTGTTGATGGCTGTCGCCTGGTAGGCCACCATGTCCGCGGGAACGGACATGGCGCCAACGAGAAGCGACGCCAGAAGGATTGCTCTCTTCATGGCGCGGCCCTCCTTTTACGCCTGGACGGCGGGCGTGGCGGCGGGATGGATCACCGCGACGGGCGGGACTCCCGGGACGAGGACGCCGTTCGGGACGCCGACGGACGTGATGTGGCGCAGCGTGTACTCGACCAGTTCGAGGCGCTGGCGAAGCAGCTGCTCGCGGAGAGGCGCGGCTGCCATCTCGGCGGCCTGCCACTTCTCAATGGTCGAGATCTTGTCGCGCAGCGTGTTGTTCTGGGCGTTCAGCGCGACGAAGACGTCGGCCGTGTTCTTGTCCGCGTACTTCTCGGCCTTCAGGCCCTGCACCTCGGCCATGAGGCCCGCGCAGAGCTGGCCCTCCGCGAGCGCGCCGGCCGTGCGCGCGGCTCCGCAGCCCCATCCGCCGAGGATGCCGCCGTTGCCGATGCCGTTAAGGATGCTGAGCCCCGTGCCGATCGCGCCGAGCGTGACACCCGTGTTGCCCTTCGAGTTGGAAGCGTATTCCGTCTCCATGACCCACCTTCTTTCCTTGTCGTGTTTCGTTACTTCGCCTCGGCACCCGCCTCGGCAGAAGACCGTTCGCTGAGTTCATGGAGCGCATGCAGCGCCTCGCCGACGGAGAGGATGGCGCACGCCTTCTCCTCGCAGTCGTCCGCGTGCTTCAGCGCGTACGAGAGGACCTTCTTCGCATCCGCGTAGGATTCGATGAAGGCGTCGTCGCCGATGATGTCGTGGAGGGACTTAGAGCACCCGCTGAACAGGCGTTCAAGGCGCGTCCTCGCGCCGCTCCACACGTTCGTCAAGTATTCTCCGTGGCTGTCCATGCGAACCTCGCTTTAACTTTGCGAGGAGCGGCGAACGCTTCACGGCCGTCTTCCACCTCTGTCCGACTGCGGCCTTCGTCACTCCCTCTGTCATGGCGTAATCGGTAAAGGTTCCGCCTCTCAGGACATGCACGATGAGCTTCATCTGGTCCGGCGTGACCGCGTGGAAGATCGTGGCGAGGCGGATGAGCGCTGGATATGCGGACGGATCGGACGCGTAGATCGCGTCAAGGACCGACAGGACGGACTCCTCCTCCTTCGTGTGTCCGTGTTTCTGAGGCGCGATTCCGTGCCTGTCTATGATCCGCCAGATGTCGTCCGAACGAACCATCCGCTGGAAGTCGTTGTACCAGTCCATGTCCATTCCCGCCTCCTCCGTTGGAATTACAACGCAATGAAAAAACGAAAGCGGCAGGGCGTGAACCCTGCCGCGTCTTGCGGAAGCGCCGTGAAGCGCCTATGTCGTCTGCGTCTCATGTTGAGAACGCCCTGTTGCGGCCTATCCCGGCTCGGGCGGCTCCGGTCAATGAGGTGTATGCGGACCCTGGCCTGGAGATCGTTTACTTCGGCGTGCAGTTCCCGTCAGTGCATTCGACGCATTTCCCGTCAACACACTCGGCTGTCTTGATGGTGCCGTTCTGGTCCGTGACCACGATCTTGTTAACCCCCGGCGCGGCGAGCCAGTTTGCAATCGCTCCCGCCCCGCCGCCGAGGAGGGTCTCGAGCGCGCCGCTGGCGACCTTGGCCTGGTCGTTGTAGCGGACGTCAAGGTTGGGCTTGATATCCTGCGTGGGCGTGAGGGTCTGCGTCTCCGTGCTGCCAGCGGAGTCCGCAGATGCGAGGGCGCTGTCTCCGATCGTGATGCTGACCGGGACGGAGACGGTATTGCTGTGAGCCTTCTCGTCGATGACAATCTTGATTGTCGGTTCCACGTCCCCGTGCTCGGCGTGAGTGGTACGCGAACCCTGCGGGGTATGCTGGCACCCGACGAGAATGAGAGCGAACGCGAGGACGCAAGCGCCCTTGACCTTGCGCGCGATTTTCTTTTTCGCCTCGGCGAGCTTCGCCTTGAGCTTCTCCTTGCCCTTGACTGTTTTTCCCATGATTGTTCCTCCCTTACTTCGTGATGGATTCGGCGATGTCCTTCGCCTCCGCGATGGTGTCGGCGGCCTCCTGGTCCGTGAGTTCGCCGTCGGAGAGGCGAAGCGCGAGGGCGTTCAGGAACCCGACGACGGACGCGGCCTTCTGGGCGTAGGCGGAGACCTTGAGCGCGATGGCGCTGACCTCCGGCTTCTTTGCGGCGACCGCGTCCTGGATGGCGGCGACCGCGTACTTCTTGGCGAGGTAGATGGCGAGTGACTTGAGCATTGGTGTTCTCCTTTAGTTGTGGCTAGTTTGCCTTAGACTTCGCTAGTTGTTGGTGTTCATGAAGAGCTTGATGAGCGAGGTGGACTGCGTGATGCCGCACGCGGCGAGGACGATCCACCCGATCCACTTCAGGGCATGCCCAATGTTCTCGCGCGCCCACGAACCCCACTTGGAGCGCTCGTCGTAGATGCGGACGAGTTCCGCCTTGAGGTCCGCGAATCCCGTGCGGCACTCGTCGCGCATGTCGGCCAGCGATGTCTCGACCTTTGCAAGTCGGTCTTCGACATCGTCTACTCGCATGTCGAGTTCTCGGTATTTGTTCTCGTCGCACATGATGAAGTTGGGCCTCCCTAAATGGCCTGGTGAGTAAAGGGTTGAGTTGTTAAATGATATTGAACAACTGCCACTAGAGTCCGCCTCTAGTGTAGGTTCAGACGCGCGGTCCGGCGACGAACCCCGTCCCACTCTCGTCATACAGAAATAGGTCACGAACTGAATCGTACACGCACGGAACTCCGTCCTTGACGCACGGGACGAGACGACAAATCTCCGCTCCTGCAGAAGTCAGGACTGCGGATTTCAAACGAGCGCTGATTTTTCCCACCACGTCACCACCCCATCTCCCGCCAAACAGTTGGAAATCGAGTCGAGGAGTCGCCTCATGGTCAAACGAGGACACTCCCCAGTCTCCATCCATGACCACGGAAATGCTATCGGCAGTAACTCCGATGCCGTTGATGATATATGTATTGCGAACGTAGCAGCCTATTCGCATGTAGGCGGAATCGGAGAACATATCCCCGCCGAACATCCATGTGTCCGTGACTTTAACCAGCGGCATCCACGAAATAGTCGCGCCGACCTTGATATTCTGAATACCTGTCAGAATGTACTGATTCCCGTTAGACTCTATGTACTCTACCGCGTAGTCGTACGGCATAGGCGCTCCGCCAGCCGCGCCCCACATCATCCCGCGCAGCGCAAGCAGATTCCTCCGCCGCGAACCTGCGCTAGAGGGGAACTGCGCTGTAGGTTCGCCGTGGTGCATCCGAGGCGCGCACGCGAACGCGCTCGGGTCAATCTGACTGATGATGTTCAAGACACACTCCTCCATCTAAACCCTGCATGGGTCTTGACTCGTCCGACGCAACACGCGCTCACGCACGACTGCTTGAATCCTGCCGCGCTGACGTCGCTCTGGCAGTTCCACACTTTCACAATATTGCCGTCCTTGTCAATCTGTGCGACCTTCTTCGCGAGCGAGTATCGGTTGTTCTGTGCAAGGTTGGTCCACTCTAGGTTGTCGACCCGGTTGTTGGACCTATTGCGGTCCTTGTGGTTGACGACCTTGTAACCGTTCGGGTTTTGGATGAACGCGGAGGCGACCAGACTGTGGACATACGGCTTCCTGTGGACATTGCCGAACCAAAGACTGATGGAGCAATACCCCTTGTCCTTGCCGTTGGTGTCCTTGAGGATTCTGCCGGACTTGCTCCGAACTCGCCCGAGGTTGCTAACCTCGTACCCGTTCGTGCCGACGATTGGACGCCACTCCTCTACCATTCCTCGTCCTCCGATTCGGCGAGGACCTCGGCAATGCGGTCCGCACCGAACTGCGCCTCCGCGACCGCGCGGACGGCCTTGAACTCGTCGTCCGCGTCGCTCATGTACCACGAGTCTGCAAGCACGCGCTTGACCGTCAGACCAGAGCCGGGAATGACCTCGGTCGCGTCCGCCCATGCGTCGAACGCAGCGAAGATGCCGCGCTTCGCGAGGGCGAGGGAGAACTTCTTCTTGGAGTACCGCTTCGGCGGCGCGGGGACGGGTTCAGGCTCGGGGACGTCCTGGATCGAGTAGCGCTGGCGGCAGACCTTCTTCAGCGGGACATACTCGCCCGTGATGTTGCCGTCCGCGTCCTCCTGGGGGACGGACTCCTCATGCACGACGACCTCGCTCCACTCGCCCGTCGCGACCGCCATCTGCCCGTCGGGGGCGGCGGGCACTTCGCGATCCACGGGCCAGTACCCGTACGCCGCCATCATGGACTCTGTATACCTGCCGACGAAGCGACCGGGGTTGTCGGGCGCGAGGACGAGGCGGGAGTTGACGACTTTGCCGAAGTTAGAGTTCATTGTAGCCTACCTCGATGACGTAGAACTTGCGACCAGACTTCATGGTGAAACGATAATTCGAATTCGTGTAACCGGGAACCTGGGTAATTTCCGTTCCATCTCTTCTACTGTTGACCGTGCAAACACCCCATGTATCAACTCCGTTAAGACATGGGAACAATACGACTGGATGTGACTGCTGTCCTGGCTGGGTGTCTGCTGCTACGAAGATGTTCCTCTCGGTGTGACTATACCCTAGAGATTCAAGCCAGTCCGCAATGTCCTGTCCAGTCGTCACATCTCTGTCCAATGTGATTGTCTTCATATGCACGTACTTCTCCACTCCAAAAGGGATGTTGAAAGACCAACTCATAGCGAATCGCCTCCAGCCATCGTGTATGCTCCAGCAACGCCTTCCCACATCAGCTCGTCGCCAATCACGATGTAGCACTCCTTGAGGTCGAACGTTCCGGGGAATTTGTCATTGCCACGGTTTCCTCCAAGCGCATGATATTGGACATGGTCGCAATAGCATTTGGCGGTGGACGCCTTCTCAGCCTTCAGCACTCCATCGAGGAAGAACCTGTACTTGCTATTGTCGAACGACACCTTGACCGAATGCTTCCCGGTTGGGATGTCGACGGCAAGGTATCTCGACGAGCCGGAGTACGTGTCCCAGAGGACAGGCCATTGGACCTGATTGAGGTACGAACTGACGCCGAGCATGTTGTTGTAGAATATCGGGCACCATCCGTTGTCTGAACCTATGCCGATTACTCCTCCGGCCCCGCTTTCGCCGACATAGTCGCACTTCACATTGACCTCCCAGCCAACCCCGTTCAAACTAACGGGGAACGGGAGTCTTCCATACGAGCCGCCTGTCAACCCGGAAAGGATGCCGTCTTCGGAAACCGATGCGCTTCCGACGGTCACCACGCCCGTGTATTTCGCGACGGGAGGATCCTTGACGAACTTCCTCTCTCCGAGCAGCCGCTGCATTCCTGCGCCCCCTGCGTGAACTTCGCGAGTGCACGCTTGCCGACCGCCCACACGTTCCCGCCAGGAATCTCCGTGAAGTACCACGCGCTCATCACGCCCTTCGGGATGGTGATGAACTTCTGGAACCCTGCTTCGCCCGACTCGCCGTCGTAGTAGAATGTCGCATCCCCGCCGAGCAACAGGTATGTGTCGTTCGCCGCGTCGGGATTCGTGTGGTTCACGTAGACCACGAAGTCGCGCGTGCCGCCATCGACCTTCTCGGGCTGCGTGAGGGTGATGATGCGCACGGCGCCGTCAGTCGTCACGACCTGCGTGGACTGGTTCTTCGGGTGCATGCCGTCGTCGTTCACCGGGTAGCCGATGTCGAGCCGCTGCTGCGTCACGAGGACCGCGTCGTCCGCCCAGCCGCCATCCGCCACCTCGTCCGCGTGCTGGATGCGGGCGTCGACGCCGTCGTCCGAGACGAGGATGCGGTTGTTGACGTTGACGGTCTCCTCGATCGCGTCGACCTTCGCGGAGATGGGCGCGAGCTGGTCCGCTGCCGCGTAGTTAGCGGCGAGATATTCTGGCAGAGACTCCACGTCTCCGCTCGGATGCGTATAGCGCTTAATCATGTTCCAGGACCCGCTCCCTGGAACTTCGCCGCCCCAGGTGTCGTATCCGAGCCAGAGCGCGTGTCCGGTCAGAACGATAGGACCGACGGCGAGACCCGTGGCAGAACCTCCGTTGAGGATGGCCCCGATGCTCTCGGGCGTGATGGGGTCGCTCCCGTTAGCCGCGTGCGTGCTTGCGTGCGCGGTCGGCGTGCGCGCGTCAGTCAGACGCGGGTCCGTGGTCGCGACCGCGCCGATCTGCGAGACAGTCACGCCGTGCGGATTGTCCCGCGCCGCGATGTGCGAGTTGATTTTCGTCTCGTTGTCATGTATGGCCAACGATACCACGCGCGTGTCACCGCCTCCTCCGACCTCAATGTCATCGCCTGCCAGCACGACATCGCCCGTCTTGCCGTTGACGGACTGCACCGAACCACCGGGCGCTTCCTTCCCCGCGCGCGCCCACTCCGCGATGTCGGACTGGAGCGCGAGCTTGCCAGATTCACCCAGTCGGCGGCGGGTCGCCACGACCGCGAAACTACCGTTTGAATCGAACGCCTCGTACGCCACCCTCGTCGCGTTCTTGTCCGTTGACGCGACATTCCACGAAGACCCGCCGTAGAACCACGCGGTCTGTCCGAACATGGGTAATGAGTCGTCGCCGCACGTCAACCACTCGAGTTCACTGTCCCAGCCGAGTTCGCGCCAGTCTCCCTTGCCCTCGTACTCGTACTCCCACTCCGTGAAGTCGTCCCCGCCAGTCGTGAACGTCCTGTCCGCACTGATGGTGTTCGTGCCGTCCGAGATGGAGTCGCCCGCACCGCCGCCGCCAGCCGGCGCCTTGATCTCCTTGCCGCCGATGACGGCGATGACCTCCGTGCCGTCGCCGCGCGGCTGGACGTCGTCCTTCGTGACCATGTTGGCGAGCTTAGACGAGGTGATGCCGGAGTTGACGGCGGCGAGCTGCTGCGCATTCAGCGCGGCCTGCTTGGACGTCCTGAGATTCGCGATTCCCTGCGCGTTCTCGAGGCCCTTGTTGCCGGGATACGCGGATGCCGCCGTCTCTCCAAGCGCAAGGCCGGCGGGGATCTGGACGTAGACCGTGCCCGTCCACCGGTAGAGGTGGTTCGTGCTCATGTCGACGTAGATCTTTCCGCCCTCGCCGAACATCGGGAACCTGGTCCTGTCGCCGTACTCGAGCACGTCGTCGACGTAGGACGGCAGCTGGCTCGACGGAACCTTCCCGCCTTCGTCGAGGGTCGGCGTATTCTCAAGACGGACGATGATGTCGCGCTCAACGCCCTTCGCGCGGTTCTCCTCTGCGGAAAGCCCATCAATGGTGGCGAGCCCCGCGATGGACGGGATCTCCGGTTTGTTCTTGAGATCGGAGTAGTCTCCGCTCTTCGCGACGTCGGACAGCTCGTCGAACTTGTCTGAGGCCGACTTCGCGGACGCGTACGACGCGGATGCGGCTGCCGCGGCGGCGCGGGACGCGGACAGAGCCGATGCCGCTCTCGACTGCGAGGCGGACGCGGACGACGCAGCCGAGATCGCGGCGTTGCCGGCGTTCACGGCGTCCGTCCTGGCCGTCTCCGCGGTGCGGGCTGCTTCCTCTGCGGTCCTCTTCGCATCGGAAGCTTCGGAAACCGCGTCGGTCGCCATCTCGCCGACGTACGCGATCCCGTTCTCCACATCCGCCACGCGGTCTCCGAGGTCCTTGTAGCCGTCGAGGTCTACGGGCGCGTCGAGCCCGGCGACCTTCGACCACGGCGCGACCGTGCAGAACCCGTTGCCGTAGAGCGTGTGGTTGACGACGTCGTCAAGGACGAACAGGCACTCGCCGCCGCACCGGAGGAACTTCTCGGCCGGGGCCGTGTTGAAGTCGAACACGCAGGTCGCGTCGCCATCGTCGACCTGCCAGTCGAGCTCCTCCTGCGGGCGCGGCGGATCGTCGTCCTTGACCTGCGGAGGGAACACCGCGAGCGTCTCGCCATTCGGACCTACTGCACGCAGGCGGAGCGACTTGCCTTCGCCGACCTTCTCGTCGAACGTCTCGACGCGGACGAGGACGTGCTCGCCGGCGGCGATCCTGCCCTCGCACTTGATGGTCTTGCGCTTGACGTTCGGGGTGATGACGAGCGTGGTCATACGATGAGTCCTCCGGAAATGAAGTTCGCGCAGCCGGTGGACAGGTTCCCGCCGGAATGGTAGCGCGTGCGGTGCTCGGTGAGCGCGTTCTCGTACAGCCTGGCCTCGAGCATGGCCTGCTGCGGGTCGCTCCATGCGCGACCGGACATGGACATGAGGCGGTACAGCGCCCCGCTCACGATGGCGTCGCCGTACCGTTCGATGAAGAGGCGAGGGGCGTGCTCGGAGCCGATGCGCGGAACCTCGACGCACTCGACGTCCATCATGGCGGTTTCGCCCTCCGGAGGGAGCATGCGGCCGTCGAGGTGGATCGCGTCGCCAGTCCATGCCGCGTAGCCATCGAGATCCATGCGGCGCCCGCCCACGGACGCGCATACGACGCAGTCGACTATGCATTCCGGGAACTTCGGGTGCAGGCAGTAGTCGTTCTTCCCATGCAGGAGCTCGATCCTCCGTCTCGTGCGGATGACGCACGTGCGCTTGCAGAAGTCCCTGTACGTCTCCGCGATTGCCTTGCGGACCATCAGGTCCGTGCAGCCCGGGACGCGGTAGACGATGTTCTCGGCAAGAGCCGCGAGATTGTCGTAGTCCGGCCTGTCGGCCTCCTCGTTGAAACCCGAACCCATTGCCGAGAACCTCCGTGTTGCTATTCCGCAGCCTCGGGCTGCTGTTCGGCGGCCTTGCCGCGGCCGCGCTTCCTGGGCGTCTCGTCGGACACGATGCTCTCGAGGGAGAGGATGGTGCCGGGCTTGTCGTCGGGCAGCTTCTCCTCGGGCTCGTCATTGATCTCGACCTTGGACTGGCGCATGTTCAGCATGCGCTCGGACTCCTTGAAGCCGTCCCAGTCGAAGTCCTCGCCGAAGCGCTCGGCCTTCATGATCGCGTTGACGACCTTCATGCGCTCGACGCTGCCTTCGCAGATCGCCTGCGCGACCTCGTCGGCGACGGGGCGGTAGAGGCCCTTCAGCTCGTCGACCGCGGCAGCGCGGTAGACAAGGCGGCCGTCCTTGATGTTGATCGACATGCTCGTGCGTGACATGGCTTCCATTTCCTTTCGTTCTGTTTTGGGATGGCGCGCGGAGACGGTTGTCCATCTCCGCGCGCCATGCGTTGCCGCAGGCGGTGCTTACGTGTCGGACGGAGGATTCGGGGTGCTGGCGACGTACTCGCCCGCGATGTCGGGCGTGCGCGGATCCAGCTGGCCGCCGGACACGTTGTCCGCGGTCTGCAGCTGGGCGCGCCACGCCGGGCACGGGGCCGTCGCGAACGTCTCCTCGTCGACGAAGAAGCCGACGAGCGTGACGGCGACCTTTCCCTTCGTGGTGGCGGCGGCCATCTTGAAGCAGACCATGTCGTCGGCGGCGAACGCCTTGACGGCCGTGGAGGCGCCGACGGTGCCGGCCGTCGTCACGTAGACGGCACTGCCGATGGCGGCCTCGTCGCCCTTGACATTGAGCGAGAACGTGTTGGACGTGCCGTCGCACGCCTCGACGACCGCGACCGCGGCGCCCGTGAGCACGAAGCCCTTCGGGACGGGGATCAGCGAGTAGTTGGGGCCGCTGTTACCGCCAAGCGCGTTGGCCTTCGAGAAGTCGATCTCGCGGCGGAACGCGGCGTGCGGGAAGAACAGGCACGGGTCGGAGACGCCCTTGGCGCCGAACAGCGTGTCATCGGTGGTGAGAGCCATTTTCTAGCCTTCTTTCTGTGAATGGGTTGTGCGGCGCGCGGCCGGGAGGACTTCCCCGCCGAAACCGCGCGCCGCGGTGCGTTTAGCCGATCGAGACGTAGGACACGCCGAAGAACTCGGGGAACGTCACGAACCAGTCGTACACCGTCTTGCAGCGGTGGAACTCGTCCCAGCTGCCGACGTCCTTCATGCCGTTGTCGCGGAACACGACCTCGTCGGCGTAGGAGATGGCCTTCTTCGAGCCGAAGAGGATCGGGTACACGTTGCAGCTGTTCGTGACGTCCTTGAAGATCGGGAGCATCACGTCGTCCTGGATGAGGGTCATGCCGTTGAGCTTGCCCAGCATCGAGACGTCGGAACGGAGCAGCGAGTTGCGGTCGTCGTACAGGCCGGCGAGCTTGAGCTCGGACGTCTGGATGCGGTCGCCGACGATCGTCGGCATGACGCACCACAGGTCCTGGCCCTTGCCGCCCTTCTGCTCCTTCAGGCAGTTGCCGCAGTGGACGATGTGGTCCGCGGCGGTGCACTTGTACGTATTCGAGGAGTCCTTGCAGGCGGCCTCGGTGCCGTACAGGAACACCTGGTTGCCGCTGCCGGGCTCGCCGAGCTTGAAGCCGCCGGATCGGGCGCCGGCCGTGTTGCCCGTGTTGAGCGCGTCGCACTTGTTGATGATGTCGAGACCGAACTTGCGCTCGATGTGCTCGGCCATCTCGTCCGCGGCGTCGGCCACGATCGGGGACTTCGGGTCCCAGGGCGCGAACGCCGTGTCCTCGGGCATGAACTCGAGGCCCCAGTACGACTCGCGGCCGATCGTGAAGTCCTCGAACGTGTCCGTGGGCTTCTGGTAGATGATGCCGCCGCCGGGCTGCGTGTCCCGGATGATGACGGTGGGCTGGATCGGCACGCGGATCGTCGTGCCCTTCTTGTAGAACTTGCCCTTGTATTCGGAGTTCGTGATGTCGCCCATGATGGAGCGGTCGCGGTACTTCCGCTTGTAGGCGTTCTGGTACTGGATCTGCTGCGTAGCCGTGAAGGAACGCGGCGCGCCGTTGTAGAGGTCGGCCATTTTCTAGGTCTCCTGTTTTCCCGGATGCCCCGGCTGGCGTCAGGCCAGCCGGCCCTCCGAGAGGATGTTGTCCATTTCCAGGCAGAGCTCGCGGTACTCCTTGAACTTCCCGCACGCCCGGAGGTTCGTCGCGCGCTTCTCGAGCGCGGCGAACTCCTCCGCGGTGTACTTCCTGTTCGCGTCGTCCGCGTGGACCGCCGGGATGCTTCCCCCGGACGTCTGGACGGGGTCGGGGGCGGGGGCGCCACCCATTCCCGCCGTGGGCGGAGGAACGCCGAGATCCTCGCGGTAGAACCGGTCGAGATGGTAGGAGATCCCGTCAAGGCTGCAGCTCCCGTAGGCGCGGTCGACGGACTCCTTGTTGTTGTCCATGAACGCCTTCCAGGCGCGCTCCTTGCTGCCGCCGGGGCCGATTTCCTCGAAAAGCTTCGGGTACTTCTCGTTCACCCTGCGGAGGAACTCGTTGCGCCTGCGGCCCGCTTCGGCCGCGCGCTCCTCGTCCCTTTCCCTGCGGAGACGCTCGATCTCCTCGCCGATCCCTGCAGCCACCCTCGTGGCAGCCGTGTCCGCGACTCTCGCCGCGAGCCCGACGTACTCCTCGGGGACGTCGCCGCGCTCCTCCGCGCTCACGTCGCCGGCGATAGCCGCCACGCGCGTTCCGCGTTCGAGCTCGGCAAGCTTCCTCGCGAGGGCCTTGTTATCCGCGTCGAGCTTGCGCACCCGCCCCTCTTCGACTCGCGCCGAAGCGAGCTGCCGCTGCGCCTCCTCGTACTTGGACTTCCAGTCCTCGCCGGCCTGGACCGCGGGCGCGTCGGACGTGCCCAGCAGCGCCTTCTCCTGCTCCATCTCGTTCATCTCGTCGTCCTTCCTCATCAAGCCCGGTGCCATCCGGGAGTTGGTGTTGCCGCCCCAAGCCTCCTGCCGGGAGGAATTGGCCGGCTTTGCTGCGTCACACGACCAGCGGCCCGGTGGAAGTCCCGTCCGCGCCGGATGCCTTGGCTTTGGCCTCCAGCGCCTCGAGAGTCCGTCCGAACACGTCGGCGGTTTCGTAGCAAATAGAAATCTGCCCGCGGCACATGTTCGCCGCGGTGTGGTGCGCGTCGTCGCCCGCGAAGGAGCACAGGCCCCTGGACGCCTTCTCCGCGCGCATCTTCCAGTACCGCTCCGCCTTCGTCAGGAGCGTCGGGAACGCGGACATCTCGCCGAGGATCTCGTCCTTCAGCGACTCGAGCTCCTCGTCGCACGTCATGCCACGCCCCTCCTTCCGGAGACGCCGCCGCCGACCTGCGCGACGGGCGGGATTCCGGGCATCATGCCTCCGCCCTCCCCGCCCTGCGCGGGATCCTGCGGCTGCGGCTGCGCCTGCTGCTGCGTCGCGGCGAGGATGCCCTTGATCGCCTCGAGCTGCTCGAGCATGTCCATGCGCTCGTCGGACGGGCACACGCGGTCCGGGTTGACGTTGATGTCGCGGCAGGACGGGCGGAACAGGGCGACGATGCCCTTCGGCCCGAGGATCTGCTGCATGAGCTGGCTGTTGAGCGCGAGGTTCAGCACCTGGAGCCGCGCCTGGTCGTTCTGCGCCTTCAGGAGGCGTCCCATGATCCCGACCGCGCGCACCTCCACGTCCCCCTTCAGCTCCATGTCGTCGTCGAACGCGAGGACGAGGTCGGCCGTACGCTTCGCCTGGTCGCGGATCACGCCGCGGTCCATGAACATGATGACCATCTTCATGCCGCGCGCCGCCGCCTCGGTGTACGTGCGGAGGCCCTCCGCCGTGCGGAGCGCGCCTCCGTTGGACCCGCCCGTGCCCTCGGCGAACGCCGGGATGCCGGAGTCGAGGTCCGCCTGGTAGTTCGCCCACTTGGCGACCATCAGGAGCTCGTTCGCGTTCGACGGCACCTGGATGATGCCCATCGGCGCGCCTGCGGCCGTCTGCCCCGTGAAGGACGACGCGAACGCCCAGACCTTCCCGGGCTCCGCCGCGAGGCCGTTCGGGGACTTGTCCACGAGGCGCGACACGTCGTTGATCCACATCATGCCGGACGACGCCGGGCCCATGTTTCGGAGCAGGGACACGACGGCGTTGTTCATCACCGTCTGCACGGCGAATAGCTTGTCCGCGATGGATTCGCCCCACCAGGAGCCGGCGAGCTCGTAGAAGACGCCCTTGGAGAGCGGCATGCCGACGCGCGCGTCGAAGACGCGGCAGTAGACGACCGTGCCGCCGAGGACGATGGTCTCCGTGTCGTAGAACTCGTCGAGCTTCACCTGGTCGCCGGACGGCGTGCGCGTGACGCCGATCTCCATGAGCTCGCGGCCCTGGACCGCCATGAAGCAGCGGATTCCCTCGAAGCGGCAGTCGTCGGACGAGTCGGTCGCGTTGTTCTCGGCGCGCCTCACGGCCTGGTCGCGCGGGAACTCGTCCAGGCGGCAGCCTCGGTCGAACATGGAGAGGACGGACGAGACGCCGGACTCGCGCCAGCCGTCGCGGTCGCGGGACGAGCCCGCGTTGCGGCTGAACCGCCAGAGCTCCTCGCGCGTGTACTTCACGCGGATGCAGAGCGGGCCGTCCGTAACGGAGACGGCGTCCGGAGCGGGGTAGCAGTCGACGGGGTTCACGGCCTCGTAGAACGGGACGGAGCGGATCTCGCGCTTCATCCTGACGACGCCCGTCTTCCTGTTCTTCACGGACCTGTTGCGCGCGACGTTCCGCATCACGGGGCCGACCATCACGCACGTGCCGTAGGTGCACACGTGGTCGATGCACTTCATGAGCGCGTCCTCGAAGCCGCCCTCGGCGAAGATGTCGTACACCTTCCGCTCGAGCCGCTTCGCACGGACCTTCGCCCACGCGTCGCGGACGTTCTGGATCTGGTCGTAGGACGAGTCGGTCGCGTCGGCGACGAGCTTCCGGAACGCCTCCATCGCCTCCGGCGGGACGCTCTCGACGCCCATCCTCGCGAACTGCGCGAACGCCGCCTCGATCTCGCGGAACGACTCGCCCGCGGCCTCCTTCGAGACCTCGTCGGGGACGTCCGGGTCGGGCGTCGGGTCGATCGCGAACGGCATGTCCTCGCCGTACGTCGCAAGCTCGACGAGCATCGACTTCGCCGCGCGGACCTTCGACGCCGTGACCGGCATGTAGACGCGCGGCGGGACGCCCGCCTTCCGGAGCTTGTCGAGCTGGTCGGTCGAGTACGTGCAGGTCTGCGCGGACACGGCGTAGCGCAGGCGCTCGTCCATGCCGGACGTCCGGCGGAAGTCGTAGTTGATCCGCATCTCGCAGACCACGCGCCGCGCGAGCGAGCACATCGAGTCCGTGCGCGCGTCGGATACGTCGACTCCGGTCGCCTCGTCGACGCGCGGGACGCACGACGGGACGCCCGCCTGCGCGGAATCCCGCGCCTCTGCGGTGACTTCGCCGGGGCTCCGCCCGAAGATCGCGTCCATCTCTGCTTCAGTCGCCATTTGACGCATATCATATCGGCGCTTTATCGCGCTTTATACGCACCCGCATCCCATCGTCAGTGCCGACGGGTCGATCCGCATCGACGCGGCCGTCCCGAGGTCGGGGAGCGGCGACGAGAACCCGCACGCGAGGTACTGCAGCGCGTCGTGCACGTGCGAGTGCTCGTTCTTGTCGACGACGTCCTTCGAGGATCCGTCGCGGTTCATCGCGAAGTGGTAGTCGCCGTTGAAGCCGTCGCGGAGCATCTCGCAGCTCCGGTCGAGGAGGAAGTCCGGCTCGCCGCGGTGGTTCCCGCGCAGGAACCGCTCCACGGCGTTCAGGCGCACGGAGACGTCGTTGTTCATGCCCTGGAGGACGCGCGGGACCATCGCCGGGATGCCGATCGAGTTGAGGTAGCCGAGCGGACCGAGCTCCGACATCTCGTTGCCGTTCACGCCCGACGGGTCGCCGAACACCACGAGGCGGCAGTTCGGGAAGTCGAACTCGTTCGCGAGGAGCGGCAGGAGGTGGTTGTCCACGAAGACGGGCACGGACATGTTGAAGCGCGGGAGCGACCTCACGACGCGCATCTGGCCCATCTGCGTCACCTGGCCGACGACGGCCGCCGGGTTCCGCCCGAAGTCCATGCCGACGCCGACGACGAGCCCGCGCATGTACGAGAGGCGCTCCTTCGAGACGTGGAACGAGTCGTTCCAGGTCTCCGCGTACACCGGGAGCCCGCCCTTCTGCCGCCCGAACTCGTTCAGGAGGCGCATCTTCACGTAGTCCTCCGACGCGCCGACGAGCTGCTTCTCGTAGTAGTCCCAGCCGTCGTTGTGGTGCTCGACGTTCTCGCACGGGCCCTCCGTCCCGTACCGCCTCGAGTTCTCCTCGTCGTTGCGGACGTACTTCACGGACCCGCCCGGGCCCTTCACGCGGATCATCGCGGGCGGCTGCACGAACCAGAGCATCCGGTCAGGGCGCTCCACCTGCTCCAGGCGGTACCACCACGACGTCTCGAGCGGCGTGTTCGTGTCCATCACGACGCCGAACGAGAGGAACTTCATCCCCGACGCGGCGCCCCCCGGCGGCTTGAAGCGGCCGACGCGCTCCTGGATCTTGTGGATCTTCCGGAAGTCGATCTGCGCCGCCTCGTTCACGTACGCGCCCGAGAGCTCCAGGCCGTCCATGTAGTTCATGAACGCGTCCGCCTCCGCGGGGATGAAGACGAGCTCCATCCTGACGAGCGTGCCGTCGTTGCGGATCGACGGCGCCTCGAAGACGCCCTCGATCGGGTACGACCTGTGCAGGTCCGTCAGCTGCGTCGGGAACCAGTTGAGCCACGTCGGGATCGTCGCCTGCAGCATGTCGTGGTTCGTCTGGCGCGTCACGAGCCAGCGGCTCCAGCGCACCATCCGCCCCGTCTTCGGGTCCAGGATCTCCGGCTGCATGTTCGCCTTGTAGAACATGTCCCAGATGCACGCGACCGTCTTGCCAGAGCCCGGGACGCCCCTGATGCCCTTGTAGAGGTACGTCCCC